TAAGTAAACATAGGTTTTCTAATGTTAGGACAACACGGATCGATGAGGTTGACCTGCGATGCGCTGCGATCATGTGCGAGGTTGGGGTTGGCCGCCAGAAGTTCATCGATGCCTGCCAAACCATGCCGGTCTGCCTACGGTTGTCTGAGGTCTGTGAGCAATTGGCAGGGGAGGCTACAGGATTCTGATGCCTCTAGGACGCGAATACAGGCCCGTGGTTGGCTCCGTAGATGTGAGTGGCTACCCTTGCCTACCCAAGGTAGCGCAAAGCCTCCTAGAGCCCGCTATGCGATTCCGTACAAAGGCATACGTTCCTATGCGTTTGGACACCGGTGGGAGGGGTGGGCAATGCGATTCAGCCTGGCCCGGCAGAGGCACCCATGCTCCCCCCCACCCAAGACGTATGTACGGGGGTGACCCCCTCAAATTTTCCCCATATTTTCATGGCACAGGTTTTTGACTTTACTTGGAGGAGATGTATGACGATGGAAGATATCTTGCGTGACTTTGTGTTGCAATTGCTACGCAGAGGATTTACCGTGGCACAGATTGCAGAGGCGTTAGCCTCACAGAAGATAGCTCTGATGCAGGCTGACGAATACCTGTCTGCAATCAAAGAATCAGATCAACAACCTTGAGGAGATATATGCATGGCGTATGAGATGAAACCTGGTCAGGGGTCTGCCTGGCCAAACGAGAAGAGAACTGAGGATTGGCATTCTGCTTTCCGGGGTAAGGTGATGCTGCCAGATGGCAAGACTCATTGGCTGGACATCAACCCTAAGAACTCGGACGGCAAGACCTGGTACCAGATAAAGATTGGCAAAGAGGTGGCAGCCCAGGGTGATTCCTACTCAGCTGCTCACAAACCATTCCCGGCCCAAGACCAGCACAACAAGGCCAAGGCAAACGGATTTAAAGACCTTGACGAAGATATACCGTTCTGATGGCCAGACCTAAGTCGCGTATATCCGAGCAGGTACCCAGCCTCAAGAACTGGGGCGGGGTGCGCTCGATCTCCAGGCGCATGGAGCGCTCGGCCACCATCATAGAAAACCGAGAGGCCATTGCGTTTTCTCTGCTGTGCATGGCCAACACTAAAATCACAGATATCCTAACTTGGGACGAGGACGGAAATGTCAAGATTAAGGCGGCAAGTCAAATTCCAGATCACGCCTTGCAGGCAATCAAAAATATCAGGGTCAAGCGTGAGAAGGATGGTTCGCAGACGCTTGACGTTGAACTCTACGACAAAGTTGGCGTGCTCCGTCTACTTGCTAAAGCGTCTGGATTACTTGATAACCCGGACGATGGATCGGATAAACCGTCAGTCATAGGCATCAATGTCCAGGCTCCTGAACCTATCGATGTGGAGGTGAAAGATGAAACAAGATTGGATCAATAGCATTGCCCACCTAAACGCACAAAGCGCAGGCATTTTCTTGCTTTCAATGATTGCTTTGATTGCAGTAGTAATCATCATAGATATACGAAAAGAGAATGACAAAAACTAAAGAGCGCAGTCAAAAACAAATCCCATCTACCGGGCTAAATTTAAATTTTTCAAGGTCTCCGTCTGTCTGGGGGTTCTTGCAGTCTGACGCATTTGTTCGTGGGCTGATGGGGCCGGTGGGGTCTGGTAAGAGCTATGCCTGTGCAGCTGAGATAATGATGCGAGCGGTACGGCAAAAACCCAGCCCGGTGGACGGCATCAGATATACCCGGTTTGTGATCGTGCGTAACAGCTACCCGGAGCTGAAGACCACAACAATCAAGACTTGGCAAGACCTGTTTCCAGAGAACACCTTTGGGCCAATGCTGTGGACACCGCCGATTACCCACCACATACGCCTGCCATCGAGAGAGGGCGCATCTGGGATCGACTGCGAGGTAATCTTTCTGGCGCTCGATCAACCCAAGGATGTCAGAAAGCTGCTGTCTCTTGAGCTCACAGGTGCGTGGGTCAATGAGGCTAGGGAGCTGCCCAAGGCGGTGATCGATGGGCTCACTCACCGGGTTGGCCGCTACCCCACCAAGCGAGATGGGGGCGCCACCTGGCACGGCATCTGGCTCGATACCAACCCAATGGATGATGACCATTGGTATTTTCGTATGGCTGAAAAAGAAAAGATGACCGGCCCGTATGCATGGAAGTTTTACAGGCAACCAGGCGGGGTGATCGAGGTATCTCCAGGTGACTTGCCAGAAAATCCAGAGGCCAACGACCATATCTTTTCTTCTGGCCGGTGGTGGAAATTAAACCCCAAGGCAGAGAACGTGGGCAACCTACCGCCAGGCTATTACCAGCAGATGCTCTTGGGCAAAAACCTAGATTGGATTCGCTGCTATGCCGAAGGCCAATACACCTACGTTCAAGAAGGCAAGCCCGTCTGGCAAGAATACGATGACAACCTGATGAGCGGCGAGGTGGACTACGACCCATCCATACCGCTACAGGTCGGCCTAGACTTTGGTCTTACGCCAGCTGCGGTCATAGGTCAGAGGCTCGCTAACGGGCGTTGGATAGTTCTGCATGAGATTGTGACTTTTGATATGGGCCTGGAGCGGTTCGGCCAGCAGCTCCTGGCTGAGTTGAATGCTCGGTTTCCAAAGGCGCAGCTGATGGTCTGGGGTGACCCCGCTGGTATGCAGAGGGACGCGATCTACGAGGTCACCGCTTTTGACCACCTGAGAACCCTGGGGCTGCGAGCTCAACCCACGCCATCTAACGATTTCAAGGTCAGGCGTGAGGCAGGTGCCGCCCCGATGCAGCGGCTCATAAACGGCAAACCTGGATTGATTGTCAATACGCAATGCAAGCTCCTCCGAAAATCATTAGCCGGTGGATATCATTTTAAGCGCGTATCGGTTGGCGCAGGTCAGGAAAGATTCAGAGATAGCCCAAACAAAAATGAACACTCCCACGTTGGTGACGCATTCGGATATCTGCTGCTTGGCGGCGGCGAACACAGGCGCATGACCAAGAGTGCTTTTGCCCAAAACACACAGATAGCTCAAACGGTGGTCAATGCCGACTTTGATGTCTTTACAACTCGCTGAGAAACTCAACGAGCAGCGCAGAAGAACGGGGCTGTTCTTTATGCCCTTTCACAAACACCACGCTACCAGGATAGATATCAAGTCCGAAGAAGTGCTGGTTGTGGCCAATCGAGAAGAAGCCATCGAGGTCTTTGACCAACAGGAACAGATGGGCGCAGCTGTTACCGCTTTTGTTTACAACCAGCCAGCAGCTATCTTTGGTTTTGTTTCAATCTGGAAAGGCGTTGCCGAGGCGTGGCTAGTGGCAGATGACGTTGCGAGAACCATGCCGGTTACATTTACCAAAAGCGCAAAGCAAGTATTAGATATCTCTGCGATATCTATGGGATTGCATCGAACACAAATAACCGTTAGATCTACGGATACACGGGCGTACAAATGGGCATCAGCAGTTGGATTCAAAGAGGAATGCCTGATGCGAAAGTACGGAACAGACGGCGTAGATTATTTTTTGATGGCGAGGTAAGTATGAGCGGAATGTTTAGCAAACCAGACACTAGCGCACAAGAGCGAGCTATTGCAGAGACCAAGAAAGAAAACGAGCGTCTCAAGTTGCAGGCCGAGGAAGAGCGTAGAGAGCTGGCAGAGCAAGCCACGGCAAAGCGAAGAAGCAGGTTAACCGGTGGGTCGCGGATGTTGTTATCGAGCGCAAGGCTTAACGCCGAGCAAGGAATTCAAACTTTAGGTTCATCTGAAATGGAAGGAGCTTAATCATGGGTGGAACCACTAGAAAAGCAACCGGACAAGAAGATAAACGAAGGGCAAACGAAGCCAAACAACAGGCTGAAATGCAAGCCAAAAAAGAAAAAATAAAATTACAAAATGAGCGCAACGAGATGGCCAGGGTTGCTGGCGAATCTGCGGCTGCGTCTCGGCGTTCTCGCCGCCGCACAAGTTTACTTGGAACCGTTAGCCTTGGCAGCGCAGAACAAACACTTGGCGATGAACTTAAACTTTTAGGCTAGACATGGACAAAAAAGACAAGATGCAAAAGAAGGTTGCTACCGTGATGCGTGAATACTCCAAAGGCAAACTAAAGTCTGGCTCTGGGCAGAAGGTTAAAAGCGAGCAGCAGGCCAAGGCTATTGCTATGAGCGAAGGCCGCAAGGCTGGAGGGTACGGAAAATGAAACCCGGCCTCTATGCCAACATCCATAAAAAGCGTGAGCGCATAGCCGAGGGTTCTGGCGAGAAGATGCGTAAGCCTGGCGCACCAGGCGCACCAACCGCAGAGGCTTTTAAGAAAGCGGCTAAAACCGCAATGAAGCCTAAGAAGTAATGGCCATACAGGTTCAGCAAGAATCTTTTTCAACTAAGTCTAGGTTTGTAACTCCGACTTACGTTGATAAAGATGGCGTTACTTATTTAACGTCATCAGACAAACCATTCCCTGTTATTGAGGTAAACCATTTGCGCCTGCATGAGGGCAGGGCATTTTATGTTTACAAAACATTTAAAAAAGGTTCTCCTTTAGCGGTCAATGGAAATTTAGACATAGCTCTTGCTTGGCCAGATGGGTACGCTCCTCATTGTGTGTTTACTTACGAAAGTGGCGGGTCATCAGAGTTTTATATTTATGAAAACCCAACTACATCTGGTGGGACGGCAATGACAGTTCACCGCCGTAATAGAGTGCTTACAACAACCAGCGCGGCAGCAGCCGTGCATACGCCAACTGTAACTTCTGTTGGAACAGAAATCTTTGGTGAGTTTATTTCTAGCGGGGCTGGCGGCACAGGAATTGGTGGCAGGGGTTTAACCCCCGAGTTTGTTTTAAAACCTTTGACCACTTATCTTTTTAGATTAACCAACGTCAATTCACAATCGAATGAAGCAGAGCTCATACTGGATTGGTACGAATAATGGTTCAGAAAAAATATCAAAACCCAGAAGGTGGACTAAATGAAGCAGGCCGCAAATACTTCAAGAACAAAGAAGGCAGCAACCTCAAATCCCCGGTTAAGTCTGGTACGAACCCGCGGCGTGTTAGCTTTGCTGCGCGATTTGGTGGAATGGCTGGGCCTCTCACGGACGAAAAAGGTAGACCCACCCGCCTCAAGCTCGCCCTCAAAGCGTGGGGTTTCGGCAGCAAAGAAGCGGCCCGTAATTTTGCGCAAAGGCACAAAAAGGACTAAATAATGGCTGAGATGATGAGACTATCGCCAGAGGATGTGCTCAAGCGGCACGACATGGCGTTACGCAAGAAGGATGATTTTCGCGACCTATACGAAGATGCCTACGAGTTTGCGCTCCCACAGCGTAACCTCTATGACGGGTACTACGAG